TTTATCAGACTTTATGAACGCTTATACGTTAATTGACGTAGTTTTAATCCTGTTCTTTGCTATCCTAGCAATGGTATTCTTTAAACGTCTTAAATCAGCTTTAAAGAAGCTAAAAGACTATCAGTTTTACAATACAGTATCGGCTCAGACAATTGAGGACTACGATAACCAAATCAAGTTGCAAGAAAACAAAATTACTGATTTAAAGTCAGCTTTTGAGGATGCAGTTGCTGAGATAACAGAACTGAGAAGTAAAGCTAAGGTTTCAGAAGATGAATTAAGAATTGCATACGAACGAATTGAAGCATTAACTCATGGAAACAAAGTATTTATTGATAAAATGCACGATCATATAAAACAGATTACTTATTGGAAAGAACGTGCCTTACACCAAAAGCATACTAAAAAAGTAGTCAATTCTGATTGGTGGAAATGTATTAAAGAGATTGACGGATATTTCAATGAAGGTCAATCATATAAACAAGACAATTCATTTAATGATAATCTATTCAGGTTGTTTATTAATGAGAATCATTTGCATTCGTATCTGGTTAACAAATCTGACTTTAAATCAGTAACGATATGAGCCGTAATAAGAAGTTCAAAAACGAACCCAACACGCATACCAACTGTTTAATCGAACAATCTAATAGTTTATCAAAAGAAAGAGCCTTAAAACTGCTTAAAATGTGCAAAGAACGTGAATCAAAGCGCAAACATGAGATTGTAATTATTGACGCTAAAACTTATTTGTTGAAAGCGGTATAAAACAGTTATACCTTTTACCAATTTGAAACACAAATATTATGACAGCAATAGAATTTTTCAATTCGCAATTATTAACAGATGCTTCGAGCGTCATTGATAAAACTCGGCATAAGTATAGTAGAAATGACTTAATAAAATTTGCAGAAGCCTACTATAAAGCTAAAAGAGAAGAAACAACAATACATATTGAATCAAATATGATTGTTCGTTGTGGAACTTGCAAAACAATCTGCCAACAAGTAAGACCGGGCAAATGGCAATGTCCAATTTGCGAATAGCTTGTTTCAACTAGGAGAGATAAACACTTTTAAATAAACAACATGACACGAAATCAAGCAATATTTATCAAGTGCCTACGAATTAGACTTGAATGTTCTTGGGGTAAAATTTATTCTCATTGGTGGAATAGGTATATAGCTAAAGTTCCATTTACCTATAACGAATTTGTGAGTAGTTCTTTTAAAGGGCGGAAATTATGCCACGAAGCACAATACTTGTTGAATGAAAATTGGCAAGATGAATGTTAAAATCTAATTGCCTGAACTATTTCCATTATGGAAAAGGTTCAACTAGCGGAGTATTAGAAACTTTCTAAAAGTGTTTTCTAACATACCAAATAGCTATATTTATTCACTAAGTATAGCTATTTTTGTCTAAACAAAGTAAAACGAACCAAATGAAAATCACAGCAATTGAATTAACCGAAACTGAATTGAAACAAGTATTTGATTATTTAGTTTCAAAGTTTAATACCGAAGATCAAAAACAATCACTTCAGTTTGATCTATCAGAATTAAACGGATTTGAAAATGTTGATAATATCAATATCGAAGCTGAATTGAAACTTTCAACTTACTATTCCGACAAAGACGAAAACAACCAAACATCTATTGAAGATCGTTATTGTGATTTTAAAATGACTTTCTTTTATGATGGCGAAGAAATTAAAGAAAATTGCGATAAAGTATTTGAAATGATTAATAAGTATTATGAAATCTAAAAATAACTAAACATGGAAACCAATAGCAATAAAATAAAACTTGATTTATATAGAGCAATAGATCAAGAAACAAAAGGATTATCAATACTAACCGGATCACTTGCTTTGATTATTCAAAATGAAATTAAAGAAAGAGAATGTCATGATATTGATATAGTATTACCGTACTACATTGACCTTTCTAAATTTGGTAATGTTAAACGAATTGAAAACGATTATACAACACCAACAATTGAAATAAAAAATGAGTTATGCAACATTCACATAATCATTGACCCTAAATGTATTTATTCGGAAATTGATGGATTAAAAGTTTCTAATTCAATTGATATTTGGATAGCTAAATTTAAGTCATTTATGTTCTTTGAATCTGAAAAAAATATTTCAGATATTGAAGTAATGATTAAAAAATATAGAGAAAGTAAAGTAATTGTACTTGATGATTTAATGCCTTTTTAAATAAAAACAATTCTAAAAATTAAACAACATGACAATCGTAAAAAAATCAGACACAATGCCGAAAAGACCTGTAATTATTCTTTTATACGGCAGTCCTGGAGTTGGTAAGACTTCAGTATTTAATACAAGCGTTAATCCTATCTTATTAGATACGGATAGAGGCTCAGACAGGGCAATAAACAGGCAGGACACAATCGTTGCTAACAGTTGGAAAGAAGTTTTGCAAGACGAAGGCGAAATCAAAAACTACTCTACTTTAGGCATTGATACTGCCAAATCAGTGCTTGATGACTTTTTGATGACTTATGTAGCCGAACAAGACTACAAACTGAAAACTAACAAGCTAAAGGCTTACGGCGCAATCGGTGACGAATTTAAGCTATTTATCAACCGTAGACGCAACGAACAGATTGATATTGTTGTTATTGCTCACGCTAAAGAGGAAAAAGACGGTGACAACACGAAGTTCAGTCCTGACGTAACTGGAGGCTCAAAAGACTTATTATTGCGTATTGCTGATCAAGTTGGTTACGTTTACATGGCAAATAACAAACGGACAATTAACTTCGACCCTACTGATAAAACAATTGGTAAAAACGTAGCACGTTTGCCTATTATGGAAATTCCTGACGAAACAGACCCGAAGTTTAAAACCTTTATGGCAGAAATTATTGACTCAGTTAAAAACTCAATTCAGGCAATGAGCGAAGATCAAAAAAACGCAATGATCTTAATTGAGAAAGTAACCGGACTGATTGAATCAATTAACACACCTGACGATGCTCAAAGTTGTTCAGACCAAATCGGACAGCTACCAAAGGCACAAAAGATTGGATTTAGAAATTCATTCTCTGCCAAACTTAAAGAAGTTGGATTGACTTTCAACAAAGAATCAAATACTTTTGAATATGCTCAATCTTAGGGTAACAAATTTGGAAAAATTCAGGCGTTTCATTTGCGAAACGTCTGAATACGAAACAGAGGCTTCATTAATGGAAACATTAACCGGACAATTCACAGGAAACGAATATACTCGCATCGGAACTGCATTTCATAAGATTGTTGAATGTGGAAATATCACAATTAGAAATACGGTTGATATTGACGGTTTTATTATTGACTTCAATCAATCACATATTGATATGGCTTTAGCTTATAAAAAGTCTATTAAAGGCTGTTTTCACGAGATTAGAGCGAATAAAGTATATTCAGTCAATGGAACTGATATAAACATTTCAGGTGGCGCAGATGTGATCTTAGGTAACCAAATCAGGGATATTAAAACCAAGTATTCATATCTTAAATCAATCGCTGATTATACCGATTCAGTTCAATGGAAACTGTATTGTGATATTTTTGAACTTCCAGAGTTTTACTTCGATATTTTCGAGTTTCAAGGATATAACAAAGAAAAAAACGGTTACGATGTTTCTGGATTAACTTTAAAAAAGCATGATCCTATTCCCTGTCTTGTATACTCAACTATGCAATCTGATATTCAGTATTTATTAACTGAATTTTTAGATTTCGTAAAGTTTAGAAATTTAGAACAATTATTCACAGAAATTAAAACAAATAATTATGAGCCAAAACATTAGTATCAAAATCAATTTAAGACAGTTAAAGAGTCATGTAATGCCAATGAAGGGCAAAGTTGGAATGATTGATTGTATTGTTATTCCAATTGAAGCAAATAGTTTATTTGTAGGAGAAAAGGGAGTTTACCTTGATTTACAGGCATGGGAAATCAAAGAGAAAAAAGCAGACCGAAAACAAACTCACATTATCAAACAATCTTTTGCAAAAGAAGTATTCGACCAGTTAAGCGATGCACAGAAGCAGGCTATTCCAATTATCGGAGATGCTATTTTATGGGGTGGGTTTAGCGAGCCAGAACCAAATGATTTTCCAATTGAACTTCCAACATACGAAAGTCCTTTAAGGTCAAATAATTTGCCACCTTCTGAAATGGCAACACAACCGCCTATTGAGGATGATTTACCGTTCTAATTATGGAAAATCAATTTAACCTTTCTACAAGTGAGGGATTCAGCAAAGCGTTTGAATCCTTTACTTTCTTAAAATC